CCGCCATCGCGCGCGCCATCGCGCCGCGCAAGCCGCTCACCGTGTCGCAGTGGGCGGATGCCGAGCGCGTGCTGTCGGCGAAGGGCAGCGCGGAGCCGGGCCGGTGGCGCACGCACCGCAACCAGCCGTTGCGCGAGCCGATGGATTGCCTCAGCGCGCGCAGCACGGTGCAGGACATCGTGTGCATGTTCCCGATCCAGTTCGGCAAGACCGAGATTGCCGTCAACGGCCTTGGCTACACCATGGATCACAACCCGGGCCCGGTGATGGTCTGCCTGCCCGGTGAAGTGGGCCGCGACAAGTGGGTCGCGCAAAAGCTCAACCCCATGCTGGAAGAAACGCCGGCCGCGCAGCGCGCGCTCACCAGCGTGGCCAGCCGCGACAGCAGCAACACTCGCACCTTCAAGGATTTCGCCGGAGGCCAACTCTACCTTGAGCACGCCGGCAGCCCGTCGCGCCTCAAGTCCACCAGCGTGCGCACGCTGATCGTGGATGAGCTGGACGAATTCGCCGGCAACCTGGTCGGCGGCGACGACCCCGTCGAAATGCTCAACGGTCGCACCAGCGCGTTCCCGGCCACGTCGAAACGGTTGTACATCAGCACCCCGCAGATGCAGGGCACCAGCCGCATCGAATACCTTTGGAACCTGAGCGACCAGCGCCGCTACCACGTCGCCTGCCGGGACTGCGGCCACGAACAGCCGCTGGAATGGGCCGGCCTGCATTACGCGCCGGATGGCAGCGCCTGCTGGTACGTCTGCCGCGAGTGCGGCGTGTGCATCGAAGAACACCACAAGACCGCGCTCATCGCCGCCGGCCGGTGGATCCCTGAGCACCCGGAACGCAAGATCCGCGGCTACACCATCAACTGCCTGTACTACCCCATCGGCCTCGGCCCGCGCTGGCTGGACCTAGTGGCGATGTGGCGCGGCGCGCAAAACGACCCGGCCCGCCTCAAGACCTTCGTCAACGACCGCCTGGCCGAGCCGTGGGAAGACCCCGCCATGCGCGCGGTCAAGCACAACGTCATCGCCGACCGTGCCGAACCCTATGCGCTGCGCACCGCGCCCATGGGCGTGCTCGCCGTCACCGCCGGCGTCGACACGCAGGACAACCGCCTGGCCGTGCACATCACCGGCTGGGGCCGCGGCATGGCCTGCTGGACGCTGGATTACATCGAGCTCCCCGGCGACCCCGCCGAAGACAAAGTGTGGGATGACCTCACCGACCTGCTGAACCGCGGCATCGAACACGCCTGCGGCGCACTGATCCGCGTGGAAGCCTGCGCCATCGACGCCGGCGGCCACCGCACCGAAGACGTCAAGGCCTACGTGCGCGATCGCCGCATCCGCCGGCCGCTGTGCATCTTCGGCGCCGTGCCCAACAACGCCCCCGTGCTCAGCAAGGGCAAGCTGCAGGACATCAACCGCCGCGGCAAGCAAGACAAGCGCGGCGTCACCATCCACCACGTCGGCACCGTCGGCATCAAGCACTGGCTCTACGCCCGCCTCAGCGTCGACGCCGACAAGCCCGTGGAAACCCGCCTGATACACCTCAGCGAGCAGCTGCCGCCGGAGTACTTCGGCGGCTTGGTCAGCGAAACCTACAACCCGACCAAAAACCGCTTCGAAAAGCGCAAGGGCGGCGCCCGCAATGAGCCCCTCGATACGTGGGTCTACAGCTTCGCCGCCGCGCATAGCCCCGACCTGCGCCTGCATCGCCTGAGCAAGGCGGATTGGGATGCACGCGAGGCGCGGTTGTTCGCCGCCGCGAGCGGACAAGAGACCGGTGCCGAACATGCCCCGAAGGCAAGTGCACCGACACCCGCACAACCGCCCACCGCCCCTGCGCGTGGCTCCCGTGGCTTCGGATCGGAGGGATGGGGCTTTGGCTCACGAAACTGATGCGGCGGCGGCACTGCGCACCGACTGGACCGAAGCGCTGGCTGCGCAAGGCCTCCGCGGGCCGGAGGTCGCCCAAGTCGTCGAGCGTCTGGTAACGCACCTGCAGCGCAGCGTCGGCGGCACCGAGCTGTATATCCCGGTGCTGGGGCGGGAATACCCGATCGCCGCCATCCGCGCGGCGTTCCGCCGTGGCGACAGCGTGCGCAGCATCTGCCGCGAGCATCAAGTCGATCGGCGTACGCTGTATCGTTTGTTGGGCGATGAACTCCCGACGGGCTCCGAATAAAGCCATGACCGACCAAGATCCTCGCCAGCGCATCACCCACCATGCTGGGGAAGTCATTCTCTTTTTCCAGGGCATCTATGCCGATCGCCAGTTGGTTGACGGCTGCCGAGTGCTCAAGGACCTGAACCTTGTCGAGCAAGCTCGGTCGTTCGCGGATGCGCATGGGCCGTCCCACACCGCTCGATTCGTCGAGCATCTTGTGTCGATCGGGTTTGCGGAGCGCATGAGCTATGACGTGGTGGATTGTGGTGACGAAGGCTTTGACCCAGATGATGTTGCCGACTTCCTTGATCGCCCCTGGTAACGCCTGTAATTGCCGACCTCAGGGTGCGGGCAACTTCCCCTAAACTCGCCCGCACTTGCTGCGTCATCGTGGCAGCATGTCTACCGCCACCGACATGCTGCAGCTCTACCTCGACGCCGAGGCCAAAGTGCTGGCCGGGCAGTCCGTGGCATGGGGCGATCGCACGCTCACCCGCGCCAACCTGGCTGAAATCCGCGCCGGCCGCGCCGAGTGGCAGCGCACGGTCAACCACGAAAAGCCGGCGTCGTCCGGCGGTGGCGGCTACGCCCTGGCCAACTTCAACGGGTGCGACCGGTGAACCGGCTCGACCGTGTCATCAGCTACCTGTTGCCCGGCGCCGGCGCCCGCCGGGCGCAGCAGCGCATGCGGGTGGCGGCGCTGTCCAGCGCGTACGATGCGGTGGAGTCTGGCCGGCTGCGCCGCAAGGCGAAGGACTGGGGCAGCGGCAACACTGCCGCGCAGGGTGCGCAGCGCCCGCTGCGTGATCTTGCCCGCCACCTGGACCGCAACCACGACCTCGCCCGCGGTGCGCTCAACGTCATGGTGCGCAACATCGTCGGGCCCACCGGCATCGGCGTGGAGCCGCAGCCGCTCAACTCTGACGGCACCATCAACGAAGACCTAGCCGGACAGCTCGCGGAGCTGCACCGGCAGTGGCGGAAGCTGCCCGAAGTCACTGGCGAATACGACTGGGCGCGCAGCGAACAGCTGCTGTGCCGCAGCTGGCTGCGCGATGGCGAAGTGTTCTGGCAGTACCTGGAAGGCGAGGTGCCATACCTCACCCATGCCACCCCGGTGCCGTTCTCGCTGGAGCTGATGGAAAGCGACGTGGTGCCGCTGGACCAGTTCGACCTGGGCCGGAACGTGTTCCAGGGCATCCGCCGCAACGCGTGGGGTCGGCCCATTTCGTACTTCGTCTACAAGTCGCACCCGGGCGACATCGCCACCGGCTTCGTGCCCGCGATGAAGGAAGTGTCCACCGATCGCATCGGGCACCTCAAGCTGGTCGACCGCATCGGCCAGCTGCGCGGCGTCAGCATGTTCGCGTCCGTGCTCACCCGGTTGGACGACCTGAAAGACTACGAAGAGTCCGAGCGCATCGCCGCCAAGGTGGCCGCCAGCATGGCCGCCTACATCAAGAAGGGCGCGCCCGAAGACTACTCGCCGCCCACCGACAGCGCGGGCAACCCGCTGCCGCGGCGCGAGATGACCTTCCAGGCCGGCATGGTGTTCGACGACCTGAACATCGGCGAAGACGTCGGCACCATCGACAGCAAGCGGCCCAACCCCAACGCCATCCCCTGGCGCGAGGGCCAGCTCAAGGCCGTGGCCGCCGGTGCGGACGTGGGCTACAGCTCCATCAGCCGCAACTACGACGCCAACTACAGCGCCCAGCGCCAAGAGCTGGTGGAAACGTGGGGCGCGTACGCGCTGCTCAGCAATGCCTTCATCGACCAGTGCAGCCGCGAAGTCTATGAGCGGCAGGTTGCCGCGGCGGTACTCGGCGGGCTGGTCAAGGTTCCACGTGGAATCACCTTCGCCCAGCTCACCAACGCGCTGTACATCGCGCCGCAGATGCCGTGGATCGACCCCAAGAAAGAAGCCGACGCCTTCGGCGTGCTGGAAGACCGCTGCTACATCAGCGGCGCCGAAGTCGTCCGCCGCATGGGCCGCAACCCGCGCGACACGCTGCGCAGCGAGGCGCAGTGGCAGCAGCAGCTGCGCGACGCCGCCGTCGTCAACACCACCACCGTCAAGACTCCCCCGAGTGGCGCCGCGACCCCGACCGCAGATGCACCTGCGAACGGTGCGGACGCGAACGCCACCGCCGACCAGGAACTCATCGCATGAACCGCATTCATCGCAGCCTTCTGTGTATCGCCCTCGCCAACGCCATGTTGCCCCGCTTCGGCGCGTATGCCGCGCCGGCCGATGGCGGCAGCCTGCCCACCATCCGCCCGCTGATGGTGTTGCGGCCGGTGGCGGCCAGCTCCACCGA